TGTAGTGTGGCGGAACGATTCACTTGCTCATTCCTGTCGTACTGCCAATCCGTGAATTCCGTGAATCGGGATTCCGTGATTCGCCGTTGCCGACCCCAACACTATGACAGACCCCAAAACAAATTGCAAGTTCCAATTGACACGCCGAATTTTCACCCCTGTTCCATGCGCATAATGCCTACGCAAGAATCACACGCCAATTCCGCATGTTGGCAAACCGTCATATACCCAACGGTAACTTACCCTCGGTCAGCCCCTCGGATGATGCACGGGTGATGCGCATTATGCGAGGGTGGCACGATGCAAAAACGGTCCCCGATTATGGTGCCAATTCATAATCAAATCGCCGACCATAATCTCGTGTAGCGGCAGGTGCATGTGCATGGGGGAGCATGGGGGGGTACGCCCCTACACATATTTATTTATAATAGGAGGTAGAGCCGAATTGTTAAAGTTTTATATGAGGGGTGGCACACAAAAAAATATAATGTGTTATTTTTTTGTAACTTGTTTCCGTGCTGTCCGTGCTGCTTTGGTGTTTGGTACGAATTGTTTTCCTTGTGCAGTGCCTTTGCGTTTCGCTGCACTGGTTGCAGCGTACTGTGATGGTGACAGTTTCTCTATAGCCTTTTTTGGCAAATAGCGTTCTCCTGTTGCTTTGGGTCCTTGGGTGGATGGTTTACCTGATTTGGTTGTCCATTTTTCTTTAGTCCACTTACTTAAGGATTGTTGTTTGCTACTTTTGGGTCCTGTGTAGCCGCCGCCTGCTTTCTTGTAGCGTTGTGCTACGAGTTGGGCTTTGCGTGCAGACCATTGTCCTGCGGCTCCTCCTGATGTCCCTGCTTTTACTGACGATAGGATTCTTGCTCTTAGTGCTGGGTTGGTGTAGTTGCTTGCTGCCATTAACAGTCCCATTTGCGCAAAGCGAGTGCTTTGCGTGTTGGTCGTCCTTTAGCATCTTTCAGTGGTCCTTTGGACCCACCCATGCGTGCGCAGAATGATTTGCGTCTGGCAGCCGATTTGGGAGATTTGGCTGCTTGTTTTGCGGAGACAGGTGGCTTCAGGGTGCCACCTGTTTGCTTTTTATAAGAGGCACGACCTTTGGCGTTTAGTCCGCCTGCTGGGTTTTTACCTTCTTTTCTTGTCCATGCAGCAGTTTTATTTGCCATGTGATGCGCCAGACATCATCTTCCCGTTAGGCATTTTGTGCATCTTTTTTGGTCCTTTGGATTGGGATGACTTTTTATACATTGCCCACATTTGTGCTACTAGTTTGTTAGATGCTTGTTCCCATACAGGTTGCGGATAGTAGTCGGCTATGTCAGATTCGGACAACGAATCCGCTAAAGCGGATTGCGCTTCTTTCAATGTTGAATGTTCTGCAACTTTGAAACCTTTGGTTTCTTTTTTAACATAATCGTAGGCACCCATTTGGCGTTCTGCTTTATCATCAGATGGAGGTCCACCAATGCTTGATGGTTTTTTAGATGATTTGGCTGCTTTAGCCTCTTTGTAGGCGGCTTGTCCTGCAGGTGTGTAAGCGAAATGTTTGTTTCCTAATTTGGGCATTGTATGTTCCTATTCCTTTTGTCCACGCTAAAACTGAATTGACATAAAACCAACGGATGTTGGTTTTATACTTAACCATACAAGAACATGTAGTGCAGGTCGTGTAACTCCCTGCACCTATTACACGAGTCCCCCCCCGTAGGTCCCCCCATTAATGTTCCCTCCGTTCCCTATCATAGAAACAGATACAGCACGGGGAACCTATCACATAAAGGCATGGACAACATTCTAGATGAACGACAAGAAAAGTTTTTAAACTGGCTACTAGTACCCCAATCACATCGGGTCCCATCCTCCCAAGAAAAATACGCTATCCAAGAAGGCGTGGACGAAACCACATTACGCAGGTGGAAAAAGAAACCGATGTTTAAAATGGAATGGGAACGCCGAGTAACCGACTTACAGCAATCACCAGAACGAACCCAAAAAATTTTGGATTCGTTGTACGCCCGTGCCTTAGAAGGAGATAACAACTCCGCCAAACTATACCTACAAGCAACGAACCGTCTAGCCCCAACACAGTTACATGTAGAACACTCCCAGAAACCATCAGAAATATCTGACGCAGAACTAGATGCCCTAATAGCGTCAGTCGCTCATTCCGAGGTTGAGTCCCGTAAGGAACAGAAACTACTATAAATGAGTCGGCTAATTGAATGTCCGACTTGTGGTTGCGAGTATCCTCCTGAGGCTACTCGTTGGCTTTGCCCACAATGCGGATATAAAGATTCTTGTTGCGAGGGTGAACCAAGGAAGATGAGGGATTATGACAACAACTAACGATGCAATGTTTGAAGCATTGTCAGTTGCGTATCCTGATTCTGGTCAAACTTTGGGTGACTTGCTGTATGCTTTCTGGTCTGAGAAGGGCTTGGAGTATCGTGGGACGCTGGCTTACCAGTTCTTCAAGGATGAGGGTGCGGTAGGTGAGACTCTTGGCGATTTGTTCAATAGTTACTTTGTGGATGTGTACCCAATTCAGTTTGATATTGAGAACTTTGATATAGGTGATTTTGACGAGTGGTTAGAATTAGAGATATTTGACCGTTATGATACGGTTGAGCAAACATTATTTTCCCTTTAGGGAACGAAAGGTTATATAGATATGGCAACATTTACTAAACTAGCATTACAACCAGCAGGCACCACAGGTGACGGTCTGGGTATTACCGTTGTTGCTACGGCAACAGCAGGCACAGCAATTCACACTGCATCAGCAACAGCAACAACGATTGATGAGTTGTGGTTGTATGCGGTAAACACTGATACATCGGCACGAACACTAACTATTGAATTTGGTGGTGTTTCGGTGACAAAGGACATTATCCAGCAAAGTATTGCTGCTTCTCCTTCTGGGCTTGTTCTTGTTTGTGCTGGTCTTGTTGTTCAGGGTAATGCAACCCAAAAGGTTATTCGTGCGTTTGCTTCTGCTGCAAGCAAGATTGAGATTTTTGGTTTCGTAAACAGAATCACGGCGTAACTATGACTAGGTACGCACAGCGCACACTTATACAGCAAGGTTCGGTTGCTAACTGGGGTAAGGCTGCACCTACTGGTATTGGTGTTGTTGGTGGCTATGGTGTTGCCACAGGTGGCACAAGTTCACCTATCACGGTAAGCACAGTCAACTACACAATGCTCACATTTTCGGCAAGCGCAACCTTGACGGTCACAACTGCTGGTCTATTTGATGTCTTGATGGTTGGTGGTGGAGGTGCAGGTGGCGGAAACGGTGGGTCAGGTGGCGGTTCAGGTGGTGGTGCAGGTGGACTCGTAACCGCAACTATTTACTTAGACGCAACAACCTATTCTGTTGCTGTTGGTGCGTTAGCAGTTTGGGCTGGTGGTGCTAGTGGCATAGCAGGTTCAAGTTCTATTGGTTCTACAACTATTGGTGCGTTGGTTGCCCCTGTTGCTTTAGGTGGCAACGGATACTCAGGTGGCGCAACGGATACAGGGGCACTGCGAAATTGGGGCTTGTATCCTTCTGGCACATCTGCTAACACAACCACCGTGTCTTCTCAAACAAACAACGGTGGAGCAGGTTCAGGTACAAACGGTGCAGGAGGAGGAGGAGGAGCAGGAGGAGCAGGAACGGCAGGTGTGGGTTCTGCTGGTGGTGCAGGTGGAGCAGGATTTGATGCGTCTGCGTGGCGTGGCGAAGTTGCTTTGACAACACGATATGCCGCAGGTGGTGGAGGAGGAGCAACAACTACTGGTGGGGCAGGTGGCGCAGGTGGAGGAGGAGCAGGTTCAAGTAGTGGTGTTGGCTCGGCATCAACGACAGCAGGTTCAGGTGGTGGTGGCTCGAACAGTGGTGGTGCTACTGCTGGCGGTAACGGCTCTAACGGAATTGTCTTGATTAGGTTCAAGATATGAAATATGCAGCAGAAATCAGCACAGGAGTAGTGACGCAAGTTATTGTTGGCGACTCTGTTTGGGCTAACAACAATCTTGACGGTGAGTGGACTGATTGTTCAGGTGCAGACATACCAACAGCGTGTATCGGTTACACTTGGAACGGCACAGATTTTGTTGCGCCAGTAGTTGAGCCTGAATAATGTGGCTCGCACTTCTCGTTGGCTGATATTTGCTCCTGTCGCAATACTCGCACTGTTCGCACCATCCGCTAACGCTGAACCGATAGCAGGACTACAAACCACTTATTACGCAATAGATACCGTACCTCCCACACGGTCAGACAACATCTATACCGTTTGCGGTAGTGAAGTGGAAAACAACATCAACCGTTCCTACAACGGTGAACCCTTTCAGGATTGCACTGTTGATTTGTTTATGGTTCACATGACAGGGTTTATAGAAATTCCTGAACATAACACCATAGAGTTTTGGTTAGCATCGGACGATGGTGGCATAATTAATATTGATGGTAATGAGTGGGGTAACTGGTGGGACCAAGGTTGCACTTGGATGGAATCAGGTCCCCTAGACATTAGTGCAGGCAGCCAACCACTAGACTTTTGGATGTACGAGAACGGCGGCTCATCATGCATACTTTTGGCGTGGAACATTGACAACACTGGTTGGTCAATTGTTCCTGACGAAGCGTTTACAACTACTTATATGGAGACAACGACTACAACATGGGAATCTACCACAACATCCACGACCCTAGTGATGACCACTTCTACTATTGCACCATCTACGACTGTGCCTGTGATAAGCCAACCGACTTTTACGACACTTCAAACAATTTCCACATACCTGCCAGAGCCGACAATGCCAGAACCGCCAGCAACGGTTCCTCTACCACAAATAGAGCCACCAGCCATGCCAGAGATACCACCCCTCGTACTACCAGAGATTGAAACATATCCACCAGAAACATTAGAACTACCTCCTGACACTTACCCTACTATTGAGCCACCGCAAACGCTACCGTTTGTCGGTGAACTGCCAGAACCACCTGACACAATTATGTTACCACCTGACATTATGCCTGAGCCTCCTGACACAATGCCTGAACCACCTGCGATGCTGCCAATTGATTTAATTCCAGAATTGCCACCTGAACTTGTCCAAGCCCTAGAGGATGCCACTCAGGATGTGTCTTTGACGGATGAACAGTTTGACTTGGTTGTGGAATCTATTGCCGACTTAGAACCAGAGGAAGTAGTAGCACTGATTGAGCAAATTCTTACTACCGCAGTAACACCAGACCAAGCAACAGAATTGGCATCCAACCCAGATGTGCTTGCTGTTGTTACTTCGGAACAGGCAGAAGAAATTTTTGCCACTATTGATGTAACCGAATTAGATAACACTCAACTGGATGCTTTGATTGAAGCAGTTCAGTCCGCCCCTATGGGCGTGCGTAAGGCATTTGAAAAGACCATAAACATCTTTGATGATGGTTTGGGTGATTATGTCCCTACTGGTTCTAATGTCCCCGTACACAGCCGTAGGACGCTTATAGCGGTGGCTGCTGGGGCTGCCACCGTTGCTGCAGGTCAACGAAGGAACAAATAGTTTATAGTATGAAGAAGATTGTATCCGAAATTCATGGTTTAACTTGGACATTGGCTGGAACTGGTATGGTTCTGATTACTTTGTCTGGTTCAACTAGGCGTTTTGGTATACAGATAACATTGGTAGCCATCATAGTTCATATGGTTGGCGCAATTTTGGGAGATAAAAATGAATAACCGTAATCAGTCAGTTGACCAAACCGCTAAAGGTGGCGTTCTTGGTATTGTGGTCTATTTGTGTGTAAAATATAATGTTGACCCTGCGTTGACTGCTATGGCTATGCCTTTGGTTGCCGCAGGACTGTCATGGGCATCTACCAAAATTGGTGACCCAACAGTTGCATCGTTCATTGGCTCTAAGGCTTCTCAAGGTAAGCCGTTGACTGTTAAGAAAGCAGCCAAGAAGGCTGCCAAATAGTGGTTAAGAAGAAGTCACCTATAGATTTTGGTGATATTTGGAATGGTGACAACGAATCTAAGCGTAAGGCTAATGCCGTCCTAGAAAAGATGGGCATGCCTTCTGATTATAAATTGCAGTATATTGCTGAAAAAGATATGAAGGGTCAATACCTTAAAGGAAAGAGGAAAAAGTAATGGCTGCTAAAAAGCGTAAACCTGCTATAGATATGGGAAATCGCACTCAATACGATTATGCGGGTCAGGATGATAGCGGTGGTGTTTATGAAACACCAAGCAATACAGGTTTTGGTAAAACTAAAAGTTATTATAGAAACACTCGTGAAGTTATGCCAAAACAAATGCCCCGATATGATTTACCAATAACTTACACAGCATTGCAATCAAAATTGGCTAAGGCTGCTAAGGCTAAAAAGAAGAAAAAATAGTTGAAACTATTTATAACACCATTCAAACCCTGCAAACATCTAAAGGGCAAAAAGCCTAGTGATGTGACCTCTGCCATCTTGCGTAAAGTAGTCAAGGGTGGGTCTTTGGAGTTGTGTGCTGCTGACGCTTGGGAGGCTATGGAGGCTTCAGCAAAATTGGATGGTATAGATTTGGCTCCGACCAGTGTTGGGGACATGTTTCGCAGTATAGCCCAACAAAAGGCTGGGTTTATGCAACGCTACCAGACCGATGAAATTGCTAATGCGTCTACACGAACCTATAATGGTGTTAAGTATTATTTGAAACCTAAAAATGCGCCGTTGGCTGCACCGAACGATGATGCTAAAACATGTTCTAAACATATGTTGGGTGTTGCTGTTGATGTTGCAAGTTCTAATGGTGCTAGACTAGAATGGATGTTTAATAATGTTGCTAAATTTGGTTGGTCTTGGGAAGTTGTACCCGATGAACCTTGGCATCTTCGTTATGTTGCTGGGGATAATATTCCTGAAGCAGTAACAGCATGGTTGCAAACTAAGTAATATATTGTCTATGGACGGCTGATGTCGTCTGGAATAGAGTTATATGAAGAAACTTTTGATAGTCGCTATTTTGTGTTATTCTTTGTTAGGTGGAACTGTTGTCCACGCTAAGAAACCAATGGATTTGATGTGTGAAAATCGTGAAAACATTATTCGGTTTGTTTCCGAGGACCGTAAAATGATGTTACAAGTTGATTACATTATGCACCGTGAATCACGGTGCAGACAACTGGCTTTCAACCCGAATGACCCTAATGGTGGGTCTTACGGGTTATTTCAAATCAACGGATATTGGTGCCAGCCATCAAAGTATTCTAAGTTGGGTTGGTTGCAGGAGAAAAAGGTTTTGAAAACTTGTGCTGATTTATGGGACCCGATTATAAACGCTAAGGCGTTTATGGTTATGTATGATTATGCGGGTTGGCAACCTTGGGGTGGTAAACCTTGGATTTAAATGTTTTGTTAAACGAAAAAGAGTGGCGTTTATGTCGTGGACCAGAAAACGCCACCATAGAAGAACAGTTGGCTGCGTTCCAATACTTTTGTTCCACCTACTGGTCTATTAAACATCCCGAAAAGGGTCGTATCCAGTTTGAGTTGCGTGAAGCGCAAATGGAAACCATGCGTGCGTGGATGACCGAACGCTACAGTATCGTTCTGAAGGCTAGACAAATTGGGTTTTCTACTTTGGCTAGCGCATACTCATTTTGGTTAGTGTTTTTTCGTCCAGACCGTTTTGTTGTCATGTTGTCCCGTACCGAGCGTGAGTCTGTAAAACTGTTGGCTAAAAGCAAATATGGTTACAAGTTTATTCCGCAGTGGATGAAAGAGCGTGGACCGCAACAAACCACTGACCATCAACTTAAAATGATGTTTGATAACGAGTCTGCTATTGAGTCATTACCTTCTGGTAATGACCCTGCTCGTGGAGAATCCGTATACCTAGTTATTGTGGACGAGTGGGCGTTCTTACCGAACCCTGAGGAAGCGTGGGCATCTATTGAACCGATTGCGGATGTGGGTGGTCGTGTTATTGGTTTGTCCACCGCTAATGGTAGTGGCAACTTTTTTCATCAGTTATGGGTTGGCTCGCAGACTGGCACCAACCAATTTAAAGGAATCTTTTTCCCTTGGGACGCTGATGGTGAACGCAACGAGGACTGGTATACAGCAAAAGCGAGAAACATGCAATCTTGGCAAATGCACCAAGAATATCCACGATTCCCTGAAGAAGCGTTTATCAAATCAGGAAACCCCGTATTTGACATAGATATGTTGAACCTGTTGGAAACAATTGAACCCGACCAAGGATATTTTCATTTGTTTGCTGATGGCAATGGCGAGTTTCGCCATGCCCCAGAAGGAAACCTGTCAGTTTGGTTATATCCAGAACTAGATAGCGTTTATACAATTGGTGCCGATGTTGCTGAAGGTTTATCTCATGGTGATTATAGTTCAGCCCATATTATTGATGCGTCTACAGGTCAGGTGGCTGCGCATTGGCATGGACACATTGAACCAGACCTATTTGGGGAACTGTTGGCTGAACTAGGTTGGTGGTACAACAACTGTTTGATTGGCATTGAATCCAATAATCATGGTTTAACCACTTTGAAGGCTGCTCAGAAGCATGGTTATAAGAACCTGTATAAACAACGCCGTTTAACTTCTGTCCGTGCTGACGCTACGGATGTGTTAGGTTGGCGTACCACAACAACTAGCAAACCTTTGGCTATTGACGAACTAAGTGCTATTTTGCGTGATGACGGTTTGCAATTGGTTTGTATGAAAACAATTGCAGAACTAAAAACTTATGTTCGCAAAGAAAATGGGCGGACCACTGGCAGCCCTCACGATGACCGTACTATCAGTTTGGCTATTGCGGTGCAGATGCTCAAATATGTTTGGCTACCAGAATACAGGGGTGATGTTTCTGTACCTAAAAATAGTTTGTTATGGTGGGAACAACACCTTTTTAGTCAAACAAATGAGAATAAAGTGTTTATAGGTTCACATAATGTTCGGAAACGGGTCCCTTTTTAATATTTGGGAACGGAACTGTTACTATTATGATGTTTAATTGCGAAAAATGTGAGAAAACCTTTGCTGCCGATGAACTCCCCCGTAGAGGTGAGATATGTTTTGCATGCCATGTCAAGGATGTCCGTCTAGGTTTTACTTGGGGTCAAGATGATTGGCATAATCAACCGAGTGTGAAGTTCCGTGAAAAGCAACAGGTTGAGGAAGCCAAGGCTGCTGGCTTGACTATTGAGAGAGTATAAACTATGGCTGAGGTATGGGTTCCTGTTTTGGTTGCTTTAATTACGGGACCTGTGGTGGTTGTTTTGCAGAAACTTAGGAAAGAGAATACGGACCAGCATGCGGAGGCACGGATTTTGCTTCGGGTGATTGGTTCTAAGGTGGATAAGGTCGGAACAAAAATTGACAATCATATTGGTTGGCATGATGGGAAACAAGAATAATGGCTAAGAAATCTAGTTATGACCACCTGAAGCATTATAAGCAACGCTTAGAAGCGTCTAAGCGTTGGCGTAAAGATGACGGTTATGATGCAACTTGGCGCAGAATGACTGACATGTATAAAGGTTTACAGTACGAAGATTTTCGTACCGAGGACAGGCTTTCAATCAATATTGCGTTTGCAACCATCAATATTATTGCACCAAACATTTCTGTTAACTACCCAAAAATTTCTGTTAACGCCACTAACCCAGCAAACGCCGCTAACGCTGTTATTGCTGAAGCGGTAGTGAACTATTGGTGGCGTTACAAAGATATTCGTACCGAGTTCCGCCGTGCCGTTAAAGACAGTTTAACTTGCGGTCATGGATGGGTTAAAGTTGGTTACCGTTTTGTTGAAGAAGAACAAGTAAACGACCACGAAGCCTTAGACCCGATTGATGGCAACGAAGTGACCCCTATCACGGTTGTGGTTGAGGATAGCCCTTTTGCCGAGCGTGTTAGCCCTATGGATGTGTTTGTTGACCCTGACGCAACATCTATGCACGACATCAAATGGATTGCACAGCGTATCCGCCGTCCAATGGCAGATGTTAAAAACGATAAAAGGTACTCTAAGGTTGCCCGTGACCAGATTCAAACTATGGCTGTTGGACGATATTCTGATGACCCTAGTAAGAAAAAGATTTATGACAAAACTGAAGGTTACGCAGAAATTTGGGAATACTACGACATTTCTACCAAAATGATGTCTGTGTTTTCGGAAACTGCAGACCAGTTTTTGATTAAGCCAACACCAATGCCATATTCGTTTGGACAACCTTTTGTTATGTTGCGCAATTATGATGTCCCAGACCACTTTTACCCTATTGGTGACTTGGAATCCATTGAACCTTTGCAAAGAGAGTTGAATGAAACCCGTACCCAAATGATGAATCACCGTAAAAAGTATTCACGCAAATATTTATATAAAGAATCTGCGTTTGACAACTTGGGTCGTACAGCCCTAGAGTCAGACGAGGACAATGTGATGGTTCCTGTCATTAGTGACGAGGCTTTATCTAGCATTGTTTCAGCGTTTCCTGCTGTTATTAATCCGTCAGATTTTTATGACCAAACACAAATGATTATTGGTGACATTGACCGTGTTTCTGGTGTGTCAGAAATTCAGCGTGGTGGAACATCCGAAATCAGGCGTACCGCAACAGAGTCCTCGTTGGTTCAAGATGCAAGCAATGCTAGGACTGCAGATAAGTTGGCTATGATTGAGCAAGCCATCAGTGAGTGTGGTCGCCGTATGGTTGCTTTGGCACGCCAGTTTATGACTGGCGAGCAAGTAGCCCGTGTTATAGGTAAAGATGGTGAACCTGTTTGGATTCAATATGACCGTGACTATTTGGAAGGTGATTTTGATTTTGAAGTAGTTGCTGGTTCAACGCAACCCCATAATGAATCTTTCCGCCGACAGATGGCTTTACAAATGGTTGACGCTATGGCACCTTTTGCTGGTGCAGGCATCATAGATATGCCAAAACTTGCAGCATATGTATTGCAACAAGGTTTTGGTGTGAAAAACCCTGATGAATTTATTGCTCAACCACAAGCCCCTATGGGCGCACCTGCTGGACAACCTCCTGTCCCCGCCAGTCCTGAACAGATGCCACCTCAGGGTGGTGCAGGTTTGCCATTAAATGGCGACCCTGCACAACTTGCAGCATTGTTGCAAGGACAGCCACCTCAATAGGGAACGACTCTATTTATATATAGAGCAACCAACTAGGACTCAGGAGAATAAAATTAATGAGTGATGAACTCGT